AATCAAATGGATCAACTAGGAACAGAGATAGACCACGTTGGTATTATCGCTTACTATGGTCTAAAATATGGTGCTAAGAAGAACGGAGAAGAGTTTAAGTACAAAGTTCGAGATATTGAACAATGGATAGACAATGAAGATTTCGGTAAGATAAATGAAATCTTTGAAGCGTTCCAATTAGACCAACCTCAGAAAAAGGGAAAGTAGCAGAGGGAGAGGAAATTATTGATGAAGAGACAGGTGAAGTAGATTGGGATAAGTTAGAAGAAGTTGGATTGGGAATGTTGGGGTTAAGTGATGAAGAGTTATATGATTTGACCCCACGTTCCTTAGACAACAAAATAAGAGGATTCAAAAAATACAACGAACAATTATCTCAAAATAATTGGGAACAAACTAGAATGATAGTACACAGTTGTATAGTACCTCACTCGAAACATCGACTTAAACCAAAAGAATTAATGCCTTTCCCTTGGGACAGCAAAGTTAAAGTTAAAAAAGATGTTGCTAGTAAAGAGCAAATCGCTGAGGTTTTAAAGAGATACAAACTAACAGAACCTAAAAAAATCAAAGTTTAAAATGGGTGGAGTAAAAACTATATCGATAATTGTAGCTGCTAATATCAAAGGCTTGGAAGCAGGTCTTGGTAAAGCAAATAAATCAATAGCAGGTTTTGCTTCTAACGCAGCTCGTGTCGGCTCTATGCTGACTTTTGGTGTTACAGCACCTTTAGCTGCTATGGGTAAACAAGCCTTCGATACGTTCTCTAATTTTGAGAACGCTATGATGAAGGTTAACGCTGTAACTGGTGCTACAACCGAAGAGTTTAAAATGCTAACAAAAGAAGCTAAGAGATTAGGTTCTACTACTCAATTTACAGCATCTCAAGTAGCCGACTTACAATTAATATTAGGTCGTAAAGGATTTAAGCCTGATGCAATACAAGGTATGACTGAGTCTATCTTAGACCTTGCCTTAGCTACAGGAGAAGATTTATCTTTATCAGCAGAAGTTGTTTCAGCATCAATAAACGCTTTTAATTTAGAAGCCGAAGATGCAGCTCGTATATCAAATACACTAGCCTCTGCAGCCTCAGATTCATCAATTCAATTAAATACATTTGCAACAGCCTTTGGTCACGCAGGAGCATCAGCTAACGCAGTAGGAGTTAACATAGAAGAATTATCTGCGATGATGGGTGTCTTAATGGATAATGGTATTAAGGCATCTAAAGCAGGTACAGGACTTCGTAAAATATTTATGAAGTTAAATGAAACTGGTACAAAGTTTTCTAGTGTACTAGAGGAAGCTGCTGAAGGTGAAATGGATCTTAATAGGGCGCAAGAATTAGTTGGTACTACGGCAGCCAACCAATTACTTGTATTAACAGATAATTTAGAAAAGGTAAATGAGTTATCAAGTGCTTATGAGACTAACACTACTAAGTTAAAGGAAATGGCTGACCTTATGGGTCAAACTACCTTTGCTAAAGTTAAAAAGTTAGAGAGTGCATTTGAAGGTTTTAGGTTAGAGTTAGGTGAGGTATTATCAGAAATGTTGATGCCTATGATAGAAACTGTTACAAAATTATTTGGTGAGTTTGGAAAATTAGACAGAGATACTCAAAAATTAATTATAACAATAGGTGGTATTGCTCTAGCAGCAGGACCAGTTTTAATAGCTCTAGGTGCTATGGTAGCACTTATACCATTATTAACAACAGGATTGGCAGTAGTATCAGCGGCAGTTACTGCTGTAGGAGCAGCATTTGCTGCCCTAGGTATTGAAGTTATTGCAGGTTCAGCGATATTCGCATCTATAGCATCATTTGCAGATACATTAGGAGATGAGGCTAGACTCAAAGCACAAGAGGACGCAAGGAAAAAAGCTATAATGAGTCAAAAAGGCTTTATGCTTTCAACTTGGAAAAGTCACCAAGCTTTAGAGGCAGAAGCAGAAGCACTTGAAAAAATTAATAAAGAATTAGATAGACAAGAAAAATTTAAGCAAGAAAAAGCTGTAGATAGTGCAAAAGCAGTTCCAACTTTAGGTGCTATAGCACCAACAGCTATATCAAATGTAGTTCAAGGAACTTTGATTAACACTACAGATGCTATGCAACAAATGGTTGACAATTTTGATGCTAAGACTCAAGCTGTAAAAGATACACTAACTAGATTTGCTTTAGATGTAGGATTTGCTTTTTCTGATGCATTTGCTCAAATGGCAGTATCAGGAGAGTTAAGTTTACAAAACTTAGGTAACTTATTTGCTGATTTACTTAAAGCTATGGCAAAGATGGTTATTCAAGCTCTTATAATGACAGCAATATTTAGTGCTTTAGGAGTTGCTCCTGCGGGAGGTGCTTTTGCAGGTCAAGGAATGTCATCTTTTAAACAAACAATGCTTGGTATGATGGGTGGTAGTTATGCCAATGGAGGTCAACCACCTTTAGGTAAAGTTAGTCTCGTTGGGGAACAAGGACCAGAATTATTCGTACCTTCACAAAAAGGAACAATTATACCTAACCACGCTTTAGGTGGAGGGGCTATACCTGATGTAAGAATATCGGGTGATGATTTATTGATTGTATTCGATAGAGCTAATAGAAGAAAAGCTAGAAGATAATGGCATACGGAAAGTATAGATACTCTGAAATTTCAGGTCAAGCAGGTACAACTTGGCACGTTGAGATTTGGAAAAAAAATTATGGTGGTAGTGGTACAGAATTTACTTTGCAAGGTGAAGGATTTGAGATTAAATGGACGGGTGAAGGAGGAACAAGGGATAGACAATTTTTAACTTCAGAGTGTGTTATAAGTTTATTTGCTGAAAATAATGGTGATGAGACTTTTATTTATGATGTATTTGAAAGTGGTGATAAGGAGTATTTTGTTAGAATATATAAAAACTCTGTAAGTAATGCTAACCTTTGGTGGTTTGGTTGGGTACAACCATCATTTGATGTATTATCTAATGAACCATTCCCTTACCAAGTTAAAATAATTGCTACGGATTCAATAGGAGTTTATAAATCAAGAGCTGAAGATATTTTAACATCTTCTAATTTGAATCAACCTGATAGAATTAATAATCACATAAACGACTTTGGTAATACAATGTCTTTATTTGACCATACATCATCAGATTTATCACCAATACCTCAAAATCATAAATGGTATAAAACAAGTGTAGATTGGTGGAGAGATGGAGATACCTATCAATCTGATGACCCTTTTTACTTATATTATATCACAGCAGGAGCATATAGAAAAAACATTGAAAAGAAACCATTTGACTACAAAAAATACGATGTACTTAAAGGTTGTATGAAAACATTTAATACAGTCGGTTTTTTAAGTGATGGCGTTTATAACTTTATACAACCAAATAATTTAGCAGGTAATGTTTCGGGAGATATAAGAATGTACCCATATTTAGGTTCTAATGATGAAGTTCCTTCTTCAGGTGTTGGAGATGTAACAACATTATTAGAAATAGACCAAACACAAAATGCTAATAAAGGAACAATATTAGCAGGTTCTACTATAACTTATGAACCATTATTTAAAAGTGTAAAATTAGACTTTATTAATGGTAATGCAGCTTTTAGTGTTCCTGAAGGAGTTAATTTACAAACTCCTTTTACAGCAGGTCAACTTCAAGCAGCAGATGCTGATACAGGTTATTTAGGTTTGACATTTAGAGCTTATCATTATGAAACTTTTTCTTTTACTCCAAATCCAGGTCGTTCTTTAGAGAATTGGACAATAAGAACTATAGGTACTTTAAAAATAAAACACGGGACAGGTTCTGATGCAAGATGGTTACAAGTGTCAGGTATAGGCTTTGCTTGGTCGACAACAGAGCAATCTATTGAATTACAAAGAGGTAGAAATATTCAAACTAATTCAGTTGTAAATAATTCAAATGAACTTTATGGTATGACGGGTTCTTCAGTTTTACAAAACGAAAGTGAGAACCCAAATGATGCTTCCCCTTGTAATATAGAATATGATTCATCAACAAGTACTTATACAGCTAGAACAAGGTTAATGTTTCAAACTATATATGGAGTACCAATACCTCAAGTTTCAGGAGATATAACAATAGAATTAAATTGTACTAATGATTATTGGCAATATCAAGATGGAGCTTCAACAGAATATATTACGGCAACTCCTTCTAGCGTAACTAAATCTACTGTATCGGATCAAATTTATATGAACTCTAGTGATACGGAATCATTAGATGGTGAAGTAGGTTTAACTTATCAAACATCTCAAGATGTTAATGATGCTTATGAAACTTATGATTTAGGAGAAGTTGTAACAGGTTGTACACAAGCAGGTTCAACAAATTTTTCTAACACTATTTTTTCTGTTAAATATAGTTCAGGGTCAAACTATTTAGTAGCTTCAGAAGGTTTTAGAAGAGGAAATTCAGGTGTGTTTGATAATATATCACAACTTTTAACTAAAGAGTTTTTAGAATTACAAACTGAGCCTTTAGAAATACTACAAGCAGATATATTTAGTCCTGACATTTCTCCTTTAAAATTAGTTAAGTATTCTATTAATGATGATGGTAGTAATAAATACTATTCATTTTTAGGTGGAACATTTAAGGCTCAAAGTGAAACTATGAGTGGAGAGTGGTTTAAAATAGAAGCGGGATTAACAGTTACACCTCAAGATCCAACCGAAGTGTACGAAGAAAGTCTTAGACCTACTACTGAAATTTTAACAGAATCTATTAGATTTAATAGTAATTTAATAAGTCAAGAAAAGTCTAATAATGCTTATGGGTCTCTTGCATCTAGTTTACCTGAAAATACTACAGACACTAAAGTTACTTTAGCATCTGCTAGTAGAGGTAAAATATATGATGGTCAAAAATTATTACTTTGCTACCCTGATGGTAGACATCCTTTGACTCTAACAGCAAATGGAGATTCTACAACAAGTGATACTCAAATAGATTTAGCTTCATTTACTCCTGATAAAGATTATCCTGTAGGTAGTTTATTAGTTCCTTTAACTTACGACCTAACCAATGTAATATCAGCAGGAACAGCAACACCTAACTTATACAAAGGTGTAACAACTACAACTATTTATATAGCTCCAACTGATTTTAAAATAACAACTAATTCTAGTGTAGTAATGTACACTAGGGATAACATAGGTTCGGTACAGCCGTCTACTTATGTAAGTAGGTCTAAAGCATACGTCAGCTCTTTTATACCTACAGGCTACAAAGTTATATCTGTAGACGTACACGCTAGTCAAAACAGAGATATTAGAGTGTTGACAGGTGGCACTGATAGCGATACTACATCAGTACAAGGATCAGGGACAGCAAATACTACATTGACACTAGGTACAGCTTGGACTTCTGTATTAGGTGCGTATTTAATAATATCATTTGAATTTGGTGCTAGTACAGATGAAATTTACGGAGCAAGAATAACAATACAAGCAGTATAAAAAGGGAGGTTGATTGTAGTGTATCTTTTC